GCCGCGATCTTCTCGGGGTCGAACGGGCCTTGCAACAGCTCGGGCGCCACGCGCGAAACCACCTTCTTGACGCGGGGCATCATCACTTCGACGAAGGGCGTGTGGAAGAACATCTTCCTGCCCGCATGCTCGCCTGCACCTTCGGACAGCTCGAACACCCACGTCCACATCGGATTGCCGCTGTTCTGGCTGTAGCCGAACGTGAGATCGTCGACGGTGGCGGGATAGATCCCTCTCGGTACGACCGGACGTTCCTGCTCGTCCGCCACCGTGGAAAGATCGATCATCAGACTTCCGCCACCTTCGTTACCGGCTGCCTCTTCGGCGGGTACCGGCTGGGGTGCTGCGACTGCTGCTTCCTGCGGCTTCGGTTTTGCCATGGTAATACTCCTTGGTTGGTGTGTTGATCGGGACTTACTTCGCTCCAGTCAACGTACTGGTTGACCCCTGAGTGCCCAACCGTCCCCCAGGTAAGTAAAGGTAGTTAAGCTTGTTTGGCCTTGACAAGCCCCTTCTCCAGCAGGCCGACGCTCTCCAGAATCGAGTGCATCGTCGGATTCTGCCAGCCGAGGAGCTTGAAGTTCGAGAACCTACACTTCGCGTTGATCGTTCTGGAGGGTTGAACTTGCATATTGTGAACCTTGGTGTTGTTCTCACCTTGGGTCACGTACATGAACCCGACGATATCCATGAAGCCCTGGCATTGCCTCGCCAACTTCCCGGTGAGAGCAGGCATCCAGATCATCTTCTTGGAGTCGTCCTGGACATAGGCTCCAGCGGCCGTGAAGAGTACATGCATTGGCAGATCCCTGTAGGCTCTAATAGCCCGCAGCACTTGAGAGTGATTCCGCTTGAACTCCGACCACTCAGGGTTCGCCAGCTCCTCATCGATCCGCGTGCGATCATTCACCCCCAAGAGCTGGTACATCGAGTAGCTCTCCACCTCCGACAGCGAGTCCGTAATGACCGTCCTGAATCTCTTCGGAGGTGCATCCGGCTCGTATTGATCCGCCGGGATGAGAAGCTTCTCCAGATCCTTGAGCTTCTTGTCAGCCTCCGGCGTGTGCAGATCACGCAGGGAGCAATGGAGCTTGAGGTACTCCTGAACTCGGGCATAGACTTTGAAGTCCTTTACCCGCACGACGGTGAAGTGCTGCTTGAGGGGGGTGAATAACTCCTCCGTGGCGATTGTGAGATCGCCAGCTTCGGCATCGATCATGAAGATGTCCCGCATGTCCGGCACCAAGACAGCAGAACCGAGAAGTCTGGTCTTACCAGACCCGTAGTCGCCGTAGGCAATCATCTTGAGCCACCGATCGTACTCGGTGAGCCCATGCATCTGAAACGGAGGGCCAACAGGTACCTTCGGAGCAGCCGGTGCGACCCCGACTTGAGGCTGCGCTACAACCCCAGCTCCTGGCTGAATACTTCTTCCGGGGACATCTGACTTTCCTCCGGGACTGCCTCCAGCTGGCCGAGTAGCTGGCTGTATTGCACTCCCTCCGGGGGAAGCTGTATTTGGTCGGGCTCCGGCAATAGGTTGCGCCATCTGATTTGCTCCTTTTCTCTTCCTGTAAGACCGTCTCCGGTCATTATCGTCATTGAATCAAGAATCTGGGCCCAATCCGAACCGTCATCCATAGCAATACATACCGCTTGTAGCGGACACATATTGTCGCAGTCTTTGGTGGCGTTCGGGTACATGGGAAGATTGGGGTTAGCGATGTCTTCGAGCTCCAGGAGAACCTTCTGCTCAAAGGACAAGAGCTGCATCTCATTGCGTTCGATGCGATGGCGGACGATAAATCTGTCACGATCTTCGTCCTCCGTCATACGGATCTTGTTCAGGGCGATGATGTTCTCATTGGGGGCTGTATCAAGACCTCCGTACATGTCCACGAGCAGTCGAGCATAGAGTGCGGCGGAAGTCGCCTGGCGCACATCAGTAGATACTCTGCCTGTGGCCAGGACTTTAGGAAGTAGTGGCATTCGCTTCGCAAACTGCTGGTACACCACACCTGCAACGTGAACGCCGTAGAGACGCCAAGCGGACCAACAATATGCTGTAATCTGCTCGTCAACATCGAGATGTAGTACGCGGATTTGCTTTGCCGTCTTGTACTCGACGATCCAAAGACGGCCGAAGTCGTCAACAATGACCCTGTCAAGTGTGAAGCCGTAAAGAACTCTTCGCCCTTCCGGCGTGCGTACCCCAAGATCAATTGCTCCATTAACCTCGACTTGTGGTACTCCCAGAAGTTCATACGTATCGAGTGCTGGTCTGCATGATAGCCACTCCTCCGCGTAATACGTCATCAGCACTATACCCAATTGCAGATGCTCCTGCCACGTAGCGGGTAACATCTCTGCTGCTCGGGAGGCTTCGACAAATGCGATAAATGCCTTTGCGGGGTGACCGTAAAGATTCAACCCATGGTAGTCCTCCAAGGCATAGTGTATGCCGGTACCAAACCACAAGTAGTCGGCATTCTCTTGGAGTCTACGACCTTGACGGAGGTGTGACATCCACCCCCATAACCTACGACAACGCTTGAAGAGGATCCGATCACTCGTCCGCAACATGAACGGTGACTGTTCCTCGGCGAGGTGAACTCTTAGGTGCTCCAGGCTGACTGCCTGGACGGGTACATCTAGCACTAAACCTCCTGTTGGTTGCCTTGTACGGCCGGGTGAGAGTAGCTCGAACCCCTAATTCATCTATTCCCTAATTATATAGGCAAACAAAGGAGGTCTACAAGTAGTTGACCATAGGAATTTGATGGGCCTGTCTAACATGAATCTTACCGTATCCCGCGAGGAACTCTCGGACATTCATTACCTTCCCGTCAACTACTTCCATCACCTCCTGGTAGTCCGAGCCTTCAGGGATAATGTATCTAACCATACAGGGCGTCTGCAGTATGGTATCGAAGCGACGAAGACGTCCCTCAGCTTGGTAGTTATTATTCGGATCCCAATCGAAGCCAAGCATGTATGCTGTGTCCGTTGTATCCAGATCGAAGCTCTGTGCGAAGGCGATAGTACACAAAGCTACCCCCCTACTTGCCTTCCAAGACAGAACCTGTTCAAGGATTTCGTTAGGACGCATCCCACCACGGAAGATGTAGATCTTCTCCTGAGGGTACTTATCGTCGATGAGTGCCTGACGAAGGACATCCAACGCTTCACGGAAGGGGCAGAATACAACAGTATGTCGATCGTCCGAGATGGTATCGACCATCCAGTCAATAGTCCCACCAACCTCAGCAGATGGCATTAGGATGCGAGGACTAATCGCCATCTGTAGCTTGCGAGTAAGGAGAGCTAAGGAATTGGGTGTCACTACCCGATCTGGACCAAGCTCAGCAATCATGTCCGTATCAAGCTGTTGAATGAGCTTAGTCTGCTGTTTGCCCATCGGAACTTCTTCGACTCGCCTCATAACGGGCGCGTCTTCAGCATGCAGTCCTTTACGGAATTGTGCTCCAACCTCAGGCCACGTTCTAGCTCTGTAATATCGTTCATGGAGCATCGCCCGTAGGTTCTCAGCATTGCGGACACCAAATACTTCTGTGCCATAGGAGCTTTTCTCCACGTAGCACCACGTGGACACGAATCGCCAATAGGAAGAGAACGTCTGGTGATTCACCAGATTGAGAACGGGATAGCAATCTTGAGGTCCTCGACTTGCCCAAGTAGCTGAGAGCCCGAGGTAGTGATCGAAGTCCAGACGCTTGAAGTGTTTCCACATCTGGTTACGAGTTCGCATCATACGATGCAACTCGTCGTTGACCAGGAGATCGAAGCGAGGCTTCCCTCGCAATACAGTCCTCATCCCGTAGAGGAAGGTCATGTAGGTACACATATACACACCTTCCTTAGCAGCTAGAGCCTCTGCCCACAACGGATCGCTTCTGCCTTGGATGAACTTAGGTTCGATACCACCCCATCGACTCAAGACCTTATACCAAGTAGCCATGGAACCAAGAGTCCCACAGATGAGTGCCTTGTTGGCTTGAGGCCATTTCGACCACGCCAAGAGGCTGATGAAGGTCTTACCGAGACCAGTCTGATGCCCCAGCACAACAGATTCGTTCCGAGCAGCAAAGTCGGCATCTTCCCTCTGAAACGGGACAGATGACTCCCACGCTGCAGCGATATTTGTATCCTGCAGGATCATACGGAACACATTACAATTCTACCATCTGGTACCAACCTGCAACGGACGCATTCGTCAAACCATTGCCGATATCTAGGATCAGAACTGTCGTACAGAACGATCACCTTATGGAATTGTGCTCCACATGGAACTGCTCCAGGAGCCATCGGGTATACTTGACCTCGCATCCCGAGCTCTTTTACCAGCAGTTCTGCTAGGAACATCGTCCGGTGTATTACTGCCGTGCTCATATGAGCCCCTTGTCTGTTGGCCACTTGCCTTCGCGGACGTACTTTGCCCTCATTGCTTGGTACGATCCTTTGAAGAACTCTTCCGCAACCTGGGCAGCCGGAACCATCTCCCCAGTGCTAGGATGAGGGAGGAATATCGAGTTGCGCTTGTTGCGGGCTTGATGCTTAGCCGTCTGCCAGGAAACGTTTCCGGGTTCATAATTACCATTAACCTCTTTCCGATCAAGGCTGTGATCACTTGAGGGGCGTTTTCCAATGTAGGTGAGAAACGCTTCGAATCCGGACTTGGGATCAGACCATTCAGGACAAACGCGGATACCTCGACCACCATACTGGGGGTATCCAACATGATTCTGTATGTTGCATCTCCTAAGCATGGAGTTCCAGATATGGTACTCTTGCGGATGAAGAGTTGGCAGTCCACGATTTTTGCAACCACAGTGACGCTTGGGATTATTCGTGTGGAGGAGATAGTCATGTCTGACTCCTAATTCGACACCGCATATGCAACGACAGAGCCACATTCGTTTCCGATTATGGCGTTGAGGTAAGAGCTTAAGGACAGTCAAGTCCCCATAGACCTGACCTTTGAGGTTAAACATCCCCCCATGTCCTTTGAGCCTCTGAAGACTTGTTGCCATGGTTAACCTCGCGAGGTTACACGTTCCCAGATGCTGTCCAGAGTCTCCGACTGCTTCGGAGTGAGAGGTGTTCCTCCTTCGATCCTGGTACGCACAGAATCTAAGAACTCACGCTCCCACTCCGTTAAGCGGCTCTCCCGCTTTTCGCAGTCGTCGATTAACCGGATGTATTCACTTGTCCAGTCTTCGGCCATGAGGGCTACCTCTTACGGCTGCCCCACGAGCGCCTTTGTCTATGCTGCTTCGTGAATACATCCTTGATGGTGTATTGCTTCGGCTCTTCCTTCTTGAAGAGCTCCTGGAGGTGCTCCACCAGCTTGACGACATCTTCGTCGAGATAAGCTTCGATGTCGGGATCCACACGCCCCCTGGGAGGACGATCATCCACGAGAGTGCCATAGTGGAGGGCGTCGATCATGATCGCCGCGCAACAGCGAATGTACCCGAGGTGCGAGATGAGTGTCTTGGAGTCCACATAATCACCAGCCTGGAGCTTCAAGGCGTGGCGCATCAAGGCGGAGTAGTATACGGACATCTTGACGGGCTTCATCCTCCAGTTGAAGCGACCGTACTTCAGGGCCCCTTCGAGGAAGGCTAGCGCCTCAGCGATGATCGCTGTCTCCGGCACGAGAGAAAGATCCAGCTTGCTTTGCGCAACGAGATCCTTCGGATTGACGGCCCTGAAATAGGGATCTTTGGGTTTGAGCTTCTTGACAGTCATGACTTGCCTCCGGTTTGATGAAGTTTGGCAACGGCGAACAACAGATAGTAACATGCATGTCTTATTGCATCACGGGCGTGCTTCTGGTTTACTTGGTACACACCCCATGCCTTAAGCTTGTCGTCAGTACAGAAACCTTTCCCTTGCTGAGCAGTCTGCTTGACTAGGGGCTTGAGGAGCTGGTGGCAGATATACTCCGTTGCGCCTATGAGGCGAGGAGTATGCAAACCAGCCCATGCGTGATCTTTGGTCTTCCAGCTGTACACCCGGTAGTCCTCAATTACCACGACATCGGGCTCAAGTAGCTGGATGTAATTGCTAACCGCGACAGCTGCAAGAGGCATTAGCCCAGTTGCGAGCTGACGAGCTTCTGATAGGTTAGGTCCAACGAAGAGACAGGCACCAGTAGTCTCGCCTGGATCGAGCGCCAAAACCCTCAGGCGACTATCGCCTAGGGCCTCCTGTAGGAGGTTGTTGGCCATATTAAAAAGCCTGCGGGGTGGAGCTGGGAGGAGATCTCCACCCCGCAGCAGCCTGGGTCAGAGGAACCCAGGCACCGGAGAAACGACGACTTACTTCGCAGCCGGCGCAGCGGCTGGCGCAGCGGTTTCCTTCTTGGTCTTGGTGGCGGCGAAGACGATCTGGTACGGGACGCCGAGTTCCTTGGCGATCTCGCCGCGCTTCGCACCTTCCGCG